TAATAGTTCTAAACCTTCTTTTTGTAATTTTAAGTTTATTTTTCTTATGTCTTGAGAGTGTAATACCATTAATTGATTTGCTTTTATTTTTGCATCATTTATATTTTTAATAGAAGTATCTATGTATCTTACTGTGTTCTGCGCCCCATCTGTGGGCATAGCGATTTCCGCTTTAACCCTATCGCCTATTACAATAACTTTTGTTGCTCTATCAAACATACTTGTATTTCCACTAACGCTCATTAGCCTATTATTAGATTTATAACTAATTTCATATCGTCTAAGTCCATATGAATCTTCTAAATTTCTGAATTTTATTTGTTTATTTTTAATTTGATAATCTAATTGTTTTTTACTTGCTAAATAATTTATTGCATTTAATGATTCTACATCACTAAAGTTTGCTAGTGAAACCATAGTCTTTTTATCTCTTGTAGTTATTTCATCATATTGTAATGGAGAATAATGCATTCCTCCACCAATTGTTATTGTAAATGGACTTGAAGTAGATTTAGCAGTTATTTTTCCAATTAAATATCCTGATTGATTATATATTACATCATTTATTTCTATATTAGTTGGAGTATTCAATAATGTAATTACATTACTACTAACACTATCTACAACTAACCCTGTATATTGTTTTAGGCTTTGTTCTATATCTACATCTAAATTAGAATCTTTAGCAATAGTTTCTATTTCATTTTCTACCACACTTCCAATACTAAATGTAGTTCCTAAATAACAATGTGTTGGTTCTGTTTTTAATGCAGTTGGTATTGTTACTGCAAACGTTTTTCCAAAAGAAACACAACCATTACCTGTTAATGTTCCATCATATTCAAATTTTAATTGAGGCGCAGATGTAGAAGTTTCATTGGTTAATGTTACTGTTAATGATTTTCTTTGTGAATTTATACCATCAGTAATATAACAATCTATTTCTTCTCCATTGCTTACAGGTAATATTGAAGCCGCATCAGATATTGTTCTTCTTTCTATATAATTAGTGCTTAAAGCCGAATCATTTTCATCTATATTTAATAACATATACATTGAATAAAGACCTTCATTTTCTAGTTGCTTAGTTCTAGTAGTTTCACCCGTTAGTAGATTTTCTGGTAATATTTTATATTCTAATCCTGAATCGTGCATTGTGTTTATCTCTATATAATCTGGAGTATTATCAAAAGTAGTATCTGAAATACGCATTAACCTAAAATGACTTCCTTGAGTTGCAGTATCAATATCTGTATCAAATTTTAATTTATGAATTTTATGTGTTCCTGATGAATTTATAGTATGAGATATTATTTTTCCTATATATTTAGGAATACCTTTTGAGTTATAACTAGAAATACTTGCTTCTAAGGTTGGTAAATATTGTGCTGAACCGCTTGAACCACTCTCTATTCTATTAGATACAACATAATACCCTTCTAAGTTAGGAACGAAATTTAACCAATGGTGTTCAGAAGTAGAATCCATTGTAAATGATATATCATTATTAGCAGAAATACTTAAATCTCCTGAAGTATATTCATCTGATTCTTTCATATTAAATTGCGGTTTAATCATCATTTGCGCCGTAAACAATTCTCCATATTCACTATAACCACCTTGATTTTGACCATGATAAGTTCCCGCACCTGTATTAGATGTAACATCTGTTTTATTTACAAACGGATATGATTTAGTTTTAATTCCTAAAAATGCTTGTTTAACATCATTTACTGTTGTAGTATTGCTTCTTACCATTATATTTGCGGCGTGTTGGTTTATGTTACCAATTCCTGAACCTGCGTTTAAGAACCCTGTATAATATGTACTAAAAGAAGTTCCTTGATTAGTATTTAATGGTGAACTTACTAATTTAAGATTTATACCATCTTCATTATCATTACTAGTTCCTTTTATGCTTCTTTTTAAATTTCTAAATAAACCAACACAAGTATTGTATATATTTCCCCCATTAGGTCTAGCAACTTTATACGCCACATTATCTGAATTTACTATATTAAATCCACACATCGCAGAAATAACTTTAGAATAATGATAATAAGTATTTGTTGCATGGATATCAGTAGAAGCATGGAATATAGAATTTCTTAAGTTTATAGCGTTTGCTAAAAATACAGTTGTTCCGCTTGATACTGTATTACCTGAATATGCTGATATATTAAATCTATTATTTACACTATCCCAACTCAAAAGTGTAACATATTTACCACCAACATATATTGTATCACCTACTGCAAAATTAGTTTGGTTTCCTGATATATCTATTACAGTATCGCCATTATTTAATGTTGCACCCAAAGTATCAGTTTTAGTATAACTGCTGGTTAATGCTGTTGATGTTCCCGAAAACGGCTTAACTTCGGAAACAATAGGTAAGAAAACATTAGGAGGGTAAAATATAGAACCACTATTAGAAGTGGGTTTTAATAAATTATAATTAAAATAATCCTTTTCTATATTAGGTCTTGCCAAATATATTTGAGTCATATTTATAGTTGATTTATTTTTTAATTCATTTAAATCATCACCGTCTGGGTTAAAAATATTATATGTAATAAGGTATGCATCATCTCCATCTTTTCTATATTTTACATAACTTCCAATATCTAATTCTGGTATCTCATATCTGTCTTTCAACGCTTCAAAATCAACAGAATTAAAGTGCCAATCAAAGGTTGCTTCGACTAATCTAATTATCCCCCACCTTCTAATTAAGGTAGGATTACTAATTGTTGAAGAAGAAATTTCGCTTAATTCATAGTTAGAATCTCTTTTAACAACTGCTTTTGTTTTACCAGACCAACTGTGTGAAATATCTGAACCTTCTGTTCCATTTGATTCAAACATTAACCCAAAGTTATCTAAAGAATTTGTATTACTACTAAATCCTAAACTATTGTGGCGCAAGAAAGAATCTGGTAATAAATCTCCTGTAGCATATAAATAGAACGGTCTTGCTCTATAATCATTATTTAATAATTGATTTAAGTCATCTTCATTTAAATCATTTGAATATGTATCTCTATCTTCTGTTAAGTTATCTTTATTTTCTGAGTCTTTCCACCAATCAGTATCTTTTATAACATTAGTTAGAGAAACATATCCATTTCCTAAAACCTTTCCACCACTTGTATAACCTGTTATTTTATGCGGTCTATTACCTGTTCTGTATATGCTAGTAGCAGGATTTTGTCCAAAAGCATCTGCACTATCATATGGTGGAATTATGGTATTTTCTTTAAATTTTTGAAAATCAGTAAATTTATACGTTTCATCGTGCGCATATATTGTTTTAAATCTGTTTTGTAATCTGTGCATATAGCCTCCTATTGGTGCATTTGAATTAACAAAATACATACTACTATTATACAAATTATTACCACTAGGAGCATATCTAGTATCATTAAGATTTTTATCTGTTGTTCCTAATAAAACAGGAAAATTAGGTGCAAGAGTTATTATATTAACTCCTTCTGCTACCTTAACTGTATCTACTACATGAAGATAAAGACTTGATGATATATCTTTATTTATTTCTGTAACATAATCTTCATTTTCTTTTGCTAATTTTAATAAAAAGTTATCATTTTGGCTTGTTAAATCTGCAACAGTTCCGCCGGAAGTTATTGTTTTTTCTAATCCTTTTGGTTTGTATATATTATATCCTAAACTACCATCTTCTAAATAATTACCATCATTAGAAGTAAGTTTTAAATCAGCATATGAAAAAGAATTTGATGCATAAGTAAAATTCATACCATTATTAAACACTAATCCTTTTTCAGATGTATGGGTAAAATCTGTTGGGTATTCTGCTTCTAAACTATTTACTCCTATGGCCTTTGCACCTGCTAAATATCTAGAAGATGAATTTAATGGATTGTAATAATAAACAGAAGAGTTATCTGCAACATCTTTAGTAAGATAGTTTCTTAAAGTTATAGCAGTGTGATTAGTTGATGTTACATAAATACTCGTATCAACCTCTCCAATAAATTCATAATTTTCATCAAATAATAATACATATTTAACTAAAGAACCTGTTTTATTTCCATCAACTCTTAATGTTGAACCACCTTCTTTACCAAATGCGCCGTAAACAGTAAATGTATTACTTAAATCTAAAGAAGGAACAAGTGTAGAATATACTATATCATCACTAAAGTTAAGATTTTTATTTACAGTATTAGTAATTAGATTTGCTGTTTTATCTCGACCTGTTAATCTAAAACCCATCAGTCCATTTTCATTATAATTATCCAAAGTATCTACTAGACCGTTAAATACTTCTTCATGTATTGTGTAGCCACCACCATAGTAAAACATTCTATGTTTAGGAGAATCTTGATAATAACTTCTATTAGGTTCTAATATTGAAACGTATTGTAAATTCTTATCTCCATAATCAATTAATGTTTCATGGTTAGTAAATGCATTCATGCTAATTCTCATGTTATGCATTTTTGAATTATCTTTATCAATTGTATGTTCTTCTAATGTTAATCTATTATTCTGTGAAGTTATTACTTCTGTATCAGACGAAAACCCTAAATTAAATTTATTATTACTGTAATGACTAATATAAATATCCGCATTTGTTACTGTTGGCGGAGTAGTATCGCTAGTCCAAGTATTTTCTGATTTTTTCTTTTTGTGGCTAACTTGAAATGATTGCTTAGTTTCATTAGTTTTTGAAGTAATAGAAGATACTCTATAATAATACTCTCCTATTAGAACAATTGAATCTGCGCCCAATATAGCAGAATAATCATAATCTGATTTGTTATCTGTATTAACACTTGTATTATTATTAAATTCTAACGTATTGGAATTAGTTGTTACAGTGTTAGGTAATTTTCTAAATTTAATTGAATCTGAAAATATGCCATTTCTAATAACCATTTTAGAATCTAATTTATATTTAAGGTGTTGAATACCAGCATTATCAACACTAACTATTTCAGCATATTTAGACATTTTATTTCTAGGACTATTTACTGAAGTTTCTAAAGCCATTGGTATTTTGTCGTTCTTCAATGATGCGTTTACAAATCTTAAATATTTAGATGGGCCATTTAATGTTCCATCTAAACTTGTTGTAGTTGTAGTGCTATCCGTTGAACTTCTTTTCATATTAGGAAATGCTTTGTGCCAAAATATAGGATTAAAAGTTCCTCCACTATCAGTTTCATCAGTTGTTAAATTATTATCTACTAATAAAACATCTAATTTACTCCTTCCTAAATTTTGAATAGTATTATCATATTTTCTTTCTGTTTTAAATACTACACTTTGAATAGTAGTTCCTACTTTAACTGCTATATCTGTAGTATCTGTTCCACCACCGCTATTTAATGTTCCACTAGGCCTATAATAATCTAACGCTAACTTACCTGTTACACCATTAGTGCTTTTAGATTCTATATTACCTAAATAAGTTCCATCAGATTTAATTAAAGACATACCTTCGTTTAATTTAATATAATCGGCGTTGGCTAACTGAAAGTATTTACTACCCGTTAAACTTCCTTGTTCATATTGAGATAATTCACCAACAGTATCGGTTAGATTAAAAGTAAATGTTCCCCAATGTCTTGTTATTGTAATAGTATATTTTTCATTATAATTTAGTTGGTCATCTTCTTCTAATCTATCATTATAGAAATAAAATGTTGGTCTATTCACGATACATATTTTATCGAATTTATCTGTAGAAGCAGAAGTATCTCCACGAAGACCATAACTAACTGCAACAACATCTGTTTCTGTTTTTAATGGCCCTTTGTAGATTTCAAATTCAGTTCCTTTCGGAATATTTCCTTTATATTTAGGAGTAAATTCTACACCATCACCAAAACTATCAAAAGAAGATAATCTAGTTATTTTAGCAAAATGAGGCCTTACTGATGTGGTATCATCTTCTTGAATATTAGGATTTAATATAATAAAATAATCCCTATTTTTAATGTCTAAACCTATATTACTATTGGGTGTATCTGAGGAAGCATGATATGTAGCAGGTTTATTTGTAACACCATGAGTTAATTGTGAATCATAAATTTTTACTTTATATGATGGAGTGTTTTCTTTATTAGTTCCAACATCACTTATATTACTTGAAGTTGGAAATAATCTATTTTGAATGTGAGATGTTGGTTTTTGATTAGTAGGCATATCTTGTGCATGAGGCCCATTTCTTATTTCAAAAAATAACATTGATACAACGGGTGCAGAATTAGAACCAACAGAAGGTAAATTATTTGTTTCATCTTCTAATCCATTTGTCTTAAGAAGTGGATTTACTGATACATTTTTATATGCTTTAGATTTAGCATTAGTGCTAGATTTAGTAGTATAAGTTTCAGTAAATGTAGTTTCATCTTCTCCAGCATTAAGAGGAAAAGTCATTTTACCGCTCATTCAATCACCAAACCTATAATAAAACATAATACTACTATAACTAGGAGTTAATGTAACTAATGTTGGAGATGCTTTACTTCCTTTGTATAATGCAATTTCATATAATTCTCCCATAAACTGAGTAGTTTTATTTGTTCCATCTTTACCAATAAAACAATCACTTGCATTAAATGAAAATGAAGCGGGTGCATCATATCTTCCGATTTCTTGGTTATTTAACATTATTTGTATAGAACCACCATAATGATATACACAAGTTATTTTATATATTTGTTCTACATAAAATGCTTCTTTTGGTTGTGAAACATATATTTTTGCAGTATGATTAGATGCATCAGCAACAGTAATTGTTGTTGAAGATGCAATCGTTACAGTGCCTAAACTAACACCATTCGCATTAAATATTTCAGAACCCGTTGCAAGTTTTGAAACATTGCTAGAAGTTAATGTTATTGTATTTCCACTAACTGTTGAATCAGCCTGTAATAATGTTAAAGACGTGGACATATCATTATAATAACCATTTTCATCATAATATCCATATAATGTATTAACAGGTCTTATTAATGTTGGAGTAGTAATATCCGAATCTAATCCATCTATACCTACGCCTATTCTGTATTCTGCGGGTTGATTCTTGTTATGAACGGTAGTATTTTCTAAATATAATTGAAATTTAGTATTATAAAATAACATCATTTTATGTGAATATCTATTTGTACTAAAATAACTTCCGCTTTGTGTTGAATTTGTTGTTCCTATTGGTGCTGTTTTTGTAGAAGTTAATACTTCATCCGTAGTATTACCATTTACATCATATGGTGTTATTAATGCTTCAATAACAAAACCTTCGGATAAATTCCAAAGATTTCCTTTTGATGTTGAGATGTTGCTATCTGCATATGGTATTTTTAAATAACCATCAGACATTACAGGGAAAACTAATGCTTTAGAATTTCCTAAATATACATTAGCCATTAACTCACCTAGTCAAACATATTATCATTAATTACTACTGCTTCTTCAAACTCTAATTGGAAGTTTAAATGTGGAAATTCTGCACCACTAATTGTTGTCGAGAAACTTCTAATAAATCCTTGTGTTCCTATCATTTCATCAGTGCTTGTTACTGCATCAAAATAATTTCCCGGACTTGATTCGGTATTACCAGATAATGCAGTAAAATCATTATCATAGAATCTATTTTTCCAATGCCAACTTGTTTTGGGTAAATTATCAATAGTAGTATTATCATCATAACCTGCTCTATTATTAAAATCATTTCCTATTCTACTAGGATAAAGTATAATTATTTTATCTAAACTTTGGTCTTTTTGAAACGAACTTGAATCTACATATGAATGTATTAATTGTGCTAATTCAAAAGAAGTAAATTTTCTATTATCTTTATCAGATGCAGATGTTTTACTTTTTGATATGGTTTGTTCTAATAATAAACCGGACATTGAAATTGTTTTACTTGCTAATCCCATATCAAAGGCAACATTTGTAGATTCTCCTCTAACTGCACCTGAGAATGGAATTGGTAAATTTGGAGTCATTTTAGATATGCTTAATGTTATATCAGTTACATACAGTGGTATTCTATTTACAAGACTAGCACTGTCCGGCAAAGAATCTCTCCTTCTTGCTAATTCAAGAAATACATTAATATTATCTGCTACCGTCAAAACGCATTCACCGACCTATTAGTTCTGTTTATTCTTCTATTCATTTCTGCTGATAGTTTATTTGCTATATCCTTAATCTCAGCATCAGTAGCACCAACTCTACCATTTACATGAATATTTATTGTATGGCCCATCATAGCCTGAGATTGTGCATTAGAATGAACTCTTGCGCCTCTTGGTAAATTAACTAATTCTGGCCCTCTTTCTCCAACAACCGCTACTCCACCTTTTTTAATTAATCCACCCGTATGAAGGCCCGGAATAAATGAAAGGTCAGGTTTAAATGTAAAAAGTTTCGCTACAATATAATCTATTACTGCATTAAATCCTGCTTTAACTAAACCAATTAATACTTTTCCTAGACCCCATACTAAATTTCCTAAGAACATAAATATATTTGGTAATAATTCAGTAAAGTAAATATCTAATACCTTTAAAAAATCTCCTTCCCAAACTGCTTTGAATATTTGATAAAAGTCATATAATATCGCTCTTAAATATCCCCAAGCCTTTTCAAAGAATCGTTTATTTTTATTAAATGCCTCTTTTAAGAACGGCCATAATTTTCTAATAATGCCAACTACTACTGTTATTGCTACTAAAAATAAAGCAAAATACATGATTGCTTTACCTAACACTGCTAAACCTATTGTTGCAAATTTAGAAACTGATTCAAGAAATTTAAACTTTTTTATTTTCATCATCAATTTTCTCATTCCACTAGCATTTTCTTTATTCAATTTAAACCTCATGTCGAGGCTACCATCTTTTTTTCTTGGGCCTAATGGCCCTTTATCAACGAAAAAATCTTTTGTTTTTCCAAATACTTTTGTTAAAGGTGCTAATGTTTCTTTACCAGCAAACTGTAAGGATGAACCGAGATAGTTAAAACGGGCATCTTTAAACGGTTTAAAGGTTTTTTCTCCGGGTTTTTTCTGACTAAAATGTTCATCAAATCTACTTCCTATATTAAAAATGTTATCTTTTGCCTTTTTTGTAATTGCCGTTTTAAGTTTTTTATTTCTAAATTTTATTAAATCTCCCATTTCTTTTTTAGTACCTCTATAATATTCTTTAGCAGCATCTAACGCTTTTTCATGTCCAACCCCTGTATCTTTAATCATTTTATATATTTTATTTCCAGAAGGGCTTTTTTCTAAATCTTTCATTTCATCTTTTAATTGTGCGTAAGAGTCTGCTAATTTGATATTACTTTCTAATCCATCTATAATCGCTTTTCTTTGTTTATTTAATCTTTCAGTATATATTTGCGAAATGTTACCTAATGCTCTAATGTAATTCTGTAATCTCCAAAACTGCGTTCCTGAAGCAAACCTACTAATAACAGTCCAATATTTACTTTTTGTTACTTCTGCAAATCCAGCAACTAAACCTTCATTAGCCTCACCTAAATCTTTTATTGCCGCAGTTAAGGCATTAGTTGTTTTAACATTTTTTAAATCATCTTCCGCCAAACTACTTCACCTGCCTTTTTACCTTATCAAGTTCTTCCATTTCTAATGCTTTTACTTGACCATGTATTGCTAACATTTTAACTACTAATTCAATAGGAGTATTCTTCGCATCAACCGGATTAATTTTAAATAAATCACAATAAGTATATAACATTATGTCCATTGCTATATTAGGGCTTACTTGTTGTCCTTGCAATGCTTTCTTTACATCTCTTGATTTCCCGTATCATCCCCTAAGAAATCATCAAAGGGATTAGGTAATACCTCTTTAAGTTGAGCACCAACATAAGGGTTTAATCTTAACAACTCAATGGTTGTTAATTGTGGTTCAGTCTTTTCCACGAAGTTTTCGACCATAAACCTATACATCTTATTTAGGTCTAAGTCCATTGACTGAGAAGACGTATCAATATCCATAACGCTGGATAACGCCTGTTCTACTTGAAGCCATGTGGGTTCTTTTATCCACACCTTCAAGTGTTCATCTGAATCGGGGCTAATTTTAAGAAAATAGCATTCTGTATTAACCTTCGCAAATAATAAATTTTTGTCGCTTACAACATTCTTTTCCATTTATATTCCACCTAACATCAAACCAACAAACAAACAAACGTGTGTTGGTGGAATCTGATATTTGAAGCATTTTGTTTTTTTTCTAAGGCCTTAGGATGGTCGTTTTTTCATATACCATACGCTTCAATACCCACCTATTCATAGAATTGGCCCTTGAAATAGTCCACCCCCATGCAATAAAAAAATCATATTTGTACAAATACTCTTTTCAATGAATATTACCCTATAATAATCCATTTACCCTTATACTTACAAGAGGTAAGTTTGCGAGCAGAAATTGTTGCGCTCACTTCGATTGGGCCTTTATCATCTGGGAATGGAACTTCTAAAGATTGAATAATGTAGTCATCTAATTCTATTTCTATATAGTCGTTAGAATCTTTTTCAAATCTTAACTTAATAGTTCCGTTATCATCATTATATTCATCCTGTTGTCGTAATTCATACCATAATTTAGTATCTGTAATTAATAACGATAAAGACAATTCATATGTTCTTTGGCCCGGAACATGAGCAGACATTACTTCACGGCTTGTATTACCTACAAATCTTTGTGGTGTAATATTATTGTTTATAGTTAATGTACCTGATTTAACTCTAGCATAGTTTTGACCGAATAATGTAATTGTGCCGTCAGAAAACATATATGGAATGTTATCATTTGCATTATAATTAAACAGTGTAGTAGTTCCGCCAACACCTTGAATCTTTCTATGTGGTGCATAAGCAGTTGGCGAATCAAAAGCCCTTCTACTAACTAAGTCCATTGAACATTTTAATTCTTGGCTTTCTTCAAAAGACATTGTAAATGTATTTACTTGGCATCCTGTAAATACTCTTGAATACATATCTGTTCCATCGGTAGAATCTACAACTAAATCAGTATTAGACGCTTTATTATAACTTACATCTAAAGCGAAAGAAGGTAAATCATCTCCATTTGATTCTGAAAATGTATATGTTATTGCACTATCAGAAGTTAATTTTAACATACTTCCATCAGCAGTGCTTGTTTCTGGACATAATAGGTCATTTTCACGTCTATGTAATGTTTTATTAGTATCATCATAATATACTCTACCATTATCTGCATTAGCCGCTAATGTTCTTCCGCCATCTTGTGTTGCGCTGAATGTTTTTGTTCCTAATGCATAGTAAAGCCATGTTCCATTGTTTAGTGAAATATCTAAAGAACCACCACTAACTGTTTCAGCACCTTTGAATTGGTGTGAAAAGTTTCTTGTTCCCGATACTGCTAAGTTTAACTGTTTCATTTCAGCATCTACAGTAAATGGCGTAAATGTATTAACAAGACCTAACCAATTATCAGATAATAAAGTTTCTTTTTCTGATATTTGTGCGGCAGGTACAGGTGCGCCAAATTGTAAAATTGTTGCTGAAAGACTACCTGTAAGACTCGTTGTTGCTTCAATAGTTAAAGTAGTATCTGAATTTGTAGTAATAGTATGATATTCAATATTATTTGAACCATCTTCTAATTTAAGTCTACAACCTACATATAAATCATCTACAAGTTTTATACCCGCATTATTATGTGTTACCACCCTACTACTTTGAGTTGCACCAGAACCCAAATAAATATCACTTTCCGGCACTAATGTTACTTGCGTTCCTGCCCCTACATATATTTCATTACTCATCTAATCACCTAAACATTTCTTCCAAATCTATTTAATTTAACGGACATTTTATATCCTAAAAGTCTTTTATTTCTGTCGTTTGCTTCACTTCTGCCTGTTATTTCAATTAATTCTGCGCTATCTTCAATAGTTCCTGTATTACTTGAATCGTCTGAATAGTCTATTGCTGGATTACCATTTGAATAAACCTTAGGTCGAAGGGCGTTCCTCTCTATAATGAAACGAGCAATCTGATATAAACTTTGTAGTCTAGTCCTTGAATATGTTAGGTCAGCCCAATCTTTCTGATGTAAAACTCTAAGATGTAGTGTAAAATTATATTCTTCATTTCTAACTGATTTATCAATAGTGGGGTGTGTTAATGAACTACCTTCCTCAAATACAACAATAACTGCATTTTGGTCTGCATCATATCTTCTTCCTTTTCCCGGCTCTAAACTTCTAATATCAATAAAGGTCGGTACTACTCTATGTTGTGCTTCTCCCGCTTTATTGTTAGTAGCAACATTTGACCAATTGTCGTTTAATAGACGAATAATAAATGTTACTTCATCCATTATTTACCCAACCTAAATGCTTCATTTCTTTCTTTAGCCATCGTTGCAAAAAGTTTTGTATAAAAATCATTAGTAATATCTTCTTCTAATTTTTCAGGACTAAATACATAATCTCTATATGGACTATTCAACATAACTTCCCATGCTTCTATTTTAAGCCGAATAATTTCTTCTCTTTGTTTTATCATTATGCTACTTTCTAACACAATATCACCTAATCAATAAAATGTATTAGTTGTTTTTTACCGTCAATGATTGCTTTTGCTTCTTGCATTAATATATCATGTTTAGTCTTTAAGTCAATATTTGCACCTGTTTCATTAATTAATATTGTATTATCATCATGTACTAATATTTCAGCGGCAACCATTTTTGTGGCGGCTTCGTGAATACTTGCAGGAACTCTCTTTGAACCACGAATATAAGTTACTTTAACTGAATGAGGCATTAAATATGGATAATCTTGTCTAAAGAATATTTTTCCTTCTCCGTCTAAAGTCCAAAAATCTTCCCTTCTACCATAGTTTTCTTTATCATCAAAAGAAGAAGAAGATGTTGTTCCATGTGTAGCAGTTATCGTACAAATAGTACCTGCATCTTTAGGAAGTAAAGATGATATTTTAACAGAAGTTCCATTATGGCTAGGAGAAGCATAAAAGAAATCAGATATATTTCTTGTTACTCCACCACCATTAGGTGCATCTGTTATCTCTTTAATTGATGTTTCTCCTGTAAATCTTGCAGTATCGGCAGGATATTTTTCATTTATAGCATCACAAATTTGTTTAACTGTTGTTTCTTGACCAAACAAATCATAAAAACCATTTGCTTGTCCTTTTGTTAATACGAATCTATAACCTGTATCTGCATCACTACCTACTCCTAAAGTTATAGTAAATGTTCCATTAACTGCATCTGCAGGGGGTGTATATTCAACCATTGCTGAAGCAAGGTCTTCATAAGCATCACCTTTATAAACTTCTAATCTAATTATTTTTTGTATTTTAGTACTATTTAATTGAATGAAACCAACATAGTCTTTCCAATAAGTTAGGGGATAAGATTGTAATTGCCAAGCATCAAAGTTATGAGTTTCTTTTTCTATGATTTCAGGCCTGTAACTTAATTTAATACTTTCATCAATTCTTCCTTCGACCCTTTTTATTATTTTACCAACAGTAGCAATACTTGGAGTAGATGAATTTGTAAAAGCCCCTACTTGTAATAAATCAGAAACTTCTGTATGAGATGTATAATAACCTATACCTGATGTATAATTTGCTAATGCACCTGCTACATAATCACTGTCTGATTTAATCGTCATTATATCACTTTCCTAATATTCTCTTTAATTTATTAAATTGTCCTCTTAGATAATAATGAAATGCTAAATGGTCATTTTTAACATAGTCTTTAACTACACCTTTACGTTGTCTTTTTGGCATTGAAAATTTACTTCTTCTTTCTTTACCACTAAGCGGTTTACCACCTATACCTGTACCACCCATATCAATTGCCCAAGATGAAATCTCTTTATGCATTGCACCTATATCTCTTTTACCTGATTCAGACACATCAATACTATTCAGTTCATATACTCCATATACTCTTAAAACATTTTTAATCTCTTCTGAACTATATGTTCCATCCTTAGTCCTTTCAATTTCTTTTTCATATTCTTTCTTTGGTATCGGTACTAATGGTGAGATATCTACTTCTATATTATTAACTTTATTAACAGGTGTTAAAGAATAATATAGTTTTTCTTTAAATTGTATGCTTAAATCTATTAACTGTGTAATATCAAATTTAATATCTTTTTCACTTTCAATAAAATTATTGTTATTTAAAACAGATTCATCATATGAAGAATCATCAGTAGCATGAACAATTGTTCCTATTTTTCTTTCTACTTTAGGTGCAGAATCTTCAATATCTCTTAATCTATATTTTTTATATAAAAATTCTGCGGCTTCATTTGGTTCATTTTCCGGTGTAAAATATTTAGTAATAAATTCTTTATGTTTTTTAAGATAAGAAATTTTTGGAAGTCTTTTTTTCTGAATTAAATGTTCTTCTAACCTATTTTGTCCTATTCTACCTAAATCATATAATCTAAAATAATAAAGTAATTTTAATCTTTCCAATTCTTCAAATTCTATTTGTTTATATTCATTTATTTTTTCTTTAAGTTCTTTTTCATCAAATTCATCTGATAATTTAGAAGAAATAAAATCTTCAGGTGTATCAATATCTCTATACTTATAAATTGTATCAATTTCATCTAGTATTTTTTGTTCATCTGAATTTAATTCAGATTGTTGTTTAAAGGTAATATCCCTATTAACAATATTAACAGGTTTTTGATTAGGTCTTAATATTGCATCAAAATTCATAATAAAACCTCAATAATATTTTTCAAGACCTGCCTCTTTAAACATTTCTTCCATTAATTTACTTATTTCTAAATCTATCCTTATTGAATTAACCGCATTATCAGTTTTAATTACATCTATTTTAGAATAATCATCAACATTATTAATTATTTTTTGTAATGCAACAGAATATGGTTTATTATTTGAAGCAGATTCCCAAAGCAACCCTGTATTAACATTACCAGAAGCGAATGCTACTTCTGATACAAACTCATTACGCTGAACATATTGGTTTAAGGTAATGTTGGGTTGAGTTAAATCGCTTTTAATTTCTTTGAACGTGTTTATTGCTCTACCTTCTTTACTTTTATTATCTTCAGTAATTATTCCATGATATTGTTTAGATAAAATTTCTTCTAAAAAATCTTCAATAGATATTTCTGAAAGTAAATTCCACGCTGAATCAATAAATTTCTGATATGTTTTTTTATTGAATCTAATTTCATTATTTTCTTTTGCTACTAATTCCATTTTATCAGCATTAAGATATATTTTAGAATGTTTTTCTACATTCACATTCTGCTTTAGAGAAACGGGTGCAATCAACATTTTTAACATTAATTTAAATAATGGATTATTTTTGTTGTTTTCTTGGCCCGCCTCTAATTGCATTTCTTCTCCTAATGATATATTTTTACCTCTATAGGTAATCTTAGTATTAGGAATTATTACAGTCATTTAATCACTTAAGCCAACCAAGCGGCCCATGCCGCACCTTTTTGAATTAAATTACCAATACCTAAACCTGAACCGGGCGGTGTATAAGTTGGTTGTCCTGTATTTGGGTCTATCCAATAAGGATTACCCATTGTATCATAACCATTAGGTGCAACCGGATAACCCGATGGATTGTTAAATGCTTGTTGTTGTTGCATCATTACGTTATTTGCTTGAACAATTGGATTACCACCACTTATCTGTGAAGGATTTAATCCACCTGCATTTACTTGACCTTGAGGCATTTGACCTTGTGGTAATTGTGGTTGTTGTGCGCCTACTTGATTTGTTTGGAATCCTTGTGATTCTAAATATTGTTGTTTAGCCATTTTTCTTTGCATAATAACTTCTGTATTTAATGCTGATGCTAATAAATTTTGTAAATCTAATTGAATATTTGCCGCAGTTATTTGTTCAAATTCTCTTATTGAATCTGGATGAACTTCTAAATCACCCGTTGGATTAGAATTGAATTTTAATTGAACTAATTGTCTACTTACTACTCTTTCAACAACATCTTCTAATAATTGTTCAAATGCAGTTAAAAACATTTCACCGTGATAAGTAAAAAATTCTTCTACATGATTTTCTTGTAATGTTAAAAGATTATTCATTACCTTAAAGTCGGCTTGACCCTGTGCAGTTATTTGTTGCGCTAAGTTTTTATTGCTTGTTCCTAATAAACCCATTTTATTCACCTTCTTTTTCTAATATTGGTTCTTCAATAGTTTTAATTTTAGTTTCTTCGGTTAAAAGTTGTAAAATTCTTTTATTCAAAGTTTGACTCTCTATTGTTAGTCTAAATAATTCATCTTCTTTTGTTTCATTAATCATGGTTGGGGGTTTAATGCCCCACCCCAATGTCGCTAATGACTCAATATCGGATTGCCTTAATGAAGTTAGCGGCCCAGATTGTAACATTTTAGGCACTTTGGGTTTAGGAATATATGAACTAAATTCTAAACCGTGTTCATCAGCAATTATTTGTTGCTCTAACATTTCGTATTGGCGATGTAATGCTGAATGTTTATCACAATATGTTCCTCTCATCGGATAACCCTTTCTAACTTTATGTAAAGGTATTGTTGGCCTCATTGGGTCAGAAGCATCCCATACTTTATGTGTTCCACAAACAACACATCTATCTTTAGTATTAAATTTATATCCATATTTTATACCTAAAAATTTCTTTCTTTCAGGCCAAAGAATTTTAATCATTTCTTTAACCTGTTTTTTAGGCTTACTACTAATGTAATCATGTGTAATAACAGGGCCAGCCGCTCTTGCAAATTTAATTGGTGGTAAAAAAGGATTTGCTACAGTAGCATTTGTAGCACCAATTAATGAAGGAGGGTTGTATTGAATAGTCATTATTCATACCTCCATATATATCCAATTGAAGAATTATCTTCATCTATTTGTGTTAAGTTCATTTAATCACCTTAATAATCGTTAATCATCGTTGTTATTCCTCTATAAACCATTTCTGAATCAGACTTTGCACTTACTATATATTTAAAACATGGTATTCCTCTATCATTTAATTTAGTCATACCGTCTTTAAATGCATCAAATATAGGGTGTTTTTGTATATCATCATAAGGGTATCTATCTTTCCATAAATCAAATTTATTTGCCCAAATTCCTACTGCTACGGGATAATCATGTTTTTTCTTTTTTTGTCTTTTATTAATAGAATCCCAATAAGGAGAACATATAGCATCAACTAAAAAAGTCCAACATAATTGTTGCTCAATATCATAGTGTTTATCCATATGTCTATCATCAATCATAAAAATAATATATTTAGTTTTTCTACTTTTCATGTCTTGTAGCCATTCCCCCCAATATAATGTTTCACCCCCAATATCTGATGTTTTGATTGTATGTTGGTCGCCGTCTATTTTAATAGTTTTTCTTGTTGCTCTATTTCTTCCTACAGTTCTATCTTTAATATCTGGTACTTCGCCTCTTGTTCTTAATTGATGATGCATTGTTGTTTTACCTACTTGAGTTGCCCCATATACTCCAAATGGTATTGCATGAACTTTTTTCCAAAATAAACTAACTTGCTCAGCCATCAATATAACAAAGCCCGTCATTAAAGACATAAACTAACCCAACAAATGATTCCATAAATTAACCGTTCCATTCCATGCACCCGCGTATAAGTTATATCCAAATAAACTTATACCGTGTCCTATAAAAAAGGACACAACACTACAAACTGTAGCCCAAAAATAAAATCTTGCTCTTAAAAACCAAATATCTGCTGAATGTGCTCTTTGCAAATCATATGCTAAAGTAGATTCATCAAAACCAAAGGTTAAAGCATCTAACATTTAATCTACTCCAATTTCGCTAAGAAAGAAGGAGAAACCCCCCTTGCTTCTTCTTGTGGTTGTTGGATATAAGATGGAGGTGGTTGGACATAATTTGTTTGATTATTCTGATTAAGAGATGTAAGAATTTTTTCTCTTTGTTGTTCATCTCTTTGTTTTTTTGCCCAATATCCGGCTATTCTTCTATCTAAAAGAATCATCTCTATTCTGTCGTTTAAGGCTAAATCAAATACCGCCTTCATAACTAAAATACCACCAATCGTTAGTAAACCAAATACTAACGCATCAGCGTAATCATTAAAACCAATCATAAATCCATATTTAGAATAGAAATATACATTCGTTCCACTTATCGCACCTACAAATAAAATAGTCATTACTAATTTTGTGTCTTTTTCTAATGCTGGCATAAAATCCCTCAATAATATTCAACTGAATATGCAATTGTTCCTGTTACTACAACATAAACTCCTTCTGCGGCAATTACCCCATGCATATCAAATTCAAAATTATTAGCACCATTTTGTGATGTTCCGCCAACAAACATTCTAGTAATTTCTTTTTTACCAGATGTTGTTGCGGTTGATGAATCATAAACTTTAATATCGCCTGTTGTCGAACTGTTCCCCATAACTCGCACAGACGCTATCCTTGTTCTACCACTTGAAACTACTTTTGATGCAGTTAATACTCCACTTGAATTACAACTAACCATTTGCATACCTCAGTTATTCAGTAGTAGAAAGAACTTCCTTATCAACCTTAGGCTTCGGCTTGACTACTTCGGCCTTTTTAGGTTTAGTTTCTTTCTTTATTATTTTCTTTTTTTGTTTCAATGGAAACATTTTCTTAATTAAATCTTCTTTAGAACCTTCTATTTTAAATTCTTTCTTTAGAACATCTATTAATGAATCGGGTGCATCTTCTACTGTTTGCTTATCTTTAGGAGTAAAGGTAACAGTATAATTTTCAACACCGACATAACCAATTGCCAAATTAGCGGGCATATCGCAATCTTTATCATAAGAGATAGTATAATCTCGACCTGCACACGAATGTATTACAGGTTCGTTTGAATGTTTTAATCTAATATTAGCCATATTATCACCATTATAGTGAGTAATACCCCCTCCTGTTAATACAGAAGGGGAGTATTACTACACATTATTACAATTTCACAAATTACCCCAAACACGCATTCTGACTGAACCGCCATTAGCATCATTAGCCAATGTAGCATTTGTTCCATCTAATGCAGTAAACATGAGAGCAACTTCAGTATTGCTTTCATAAAGTCCTGCGGCAGAACATTCTATTTGCGGCATAACGCCATTAGCGTTATCATATCCGGTAATGCAAGCACAATGAATTGAAGACAATCCAAATGCAGAAGCAGGTATTACAGAACCTGCTGCTACAATAGATGTAACATCAACCAAAGCATCTACAACGTATTCATCACCAACAGACTTAGGAGTAGTCATACCCTTGTGGTCTTCAAGTAATGTTACTGTATAAGCCAATGCCATGCTTAATCACCTCATGCGCTCTTTAGGTTAGTAATCTTACCTTGCCCCTTAAAGAAGGAACAACCTGTTTCAGCAATAGTTCTATACATTGCTTGATTACCAAGTGTACCTACACCAAATGGGTTTCCGTTATCAATACCGTCTTCAAAGTATTGTGTTGGTTTCATAACACTCATCCAAAGATGGTCTGTATCTAATACCAGAATATCGCTTAATGTATTAGTTGCACCCGAATGGGAAGTTTTAGGCATATCTTTACATGGAATAATTGGAATATCAAAGTATGTTGCAACTCTAAATCCAACTTCTGCACCCTTTACACCACGAACTCCATTATGTGTAGGAATTACTTCTTTTCTATCCATAAATCTTTCTTGGGCTTGAAGTAAATCACCAATATGCTGAATAGTATCATATCCGGTCAAAAGAACCTTTGGACTTCCACCATTCTCTCTAATTCTTCGTAGCATATCATTTAAGATAGTTAGTGTTAATACACGACAACCTGCCGCAGTATAAGCACTTCCATAATCCACTTCTGCATCTAAGAAAGATGCGCCAGAATCACGGCTATTATCGCCAAATAATTGTGTTATTGTATCTGGCAACGAACCGCTTGTTGTTGCTAAAAGATTACTGCTATCACGCATTGCAATCAATTCAGCATATGAAGAAACAATCTTCATTAGTGAAGTATAGTTTCTGCCTAAGTTAGTTAGAGTATTTGACTCATCATACTTTTCAAGAGGCATTAGTAGCATCTTATTTTGAACTTCGGCGTGATGTTTACCCATGTCTTCACGAATTAAAGACCTTAAATCACCTACGCCATCGTCAATCTTAGCCATCTCAAGTGCTAATTCTGAAAACTCAAACAAATGAGCAACAGTCTTAGGACTTGTGAATAAGGTAGTATATTCTGGCGTAATAGCCGGAATATCATTACCTGTTCCTAATGATGCGTTTTCAGCAACACCACCGATTAAATCGGCTCTTGGAGTTGCAGTTCCACGTGTTGTACCTACGCCCGAACCACCAACATCAAATGTAGAACCACTACCACCTTCAGCCCTAGCCTTTAGAACTCTCCAACCGCTAGAAGCATAAGGTCGCTTTGCTAAAACTGCTAAAGCATTTGCTTCTTGATTTAGCATAGACCATACTTTTTGTCCATAAATCTTATTATAGAGAGCAGATAAACCTGTTGCACCAGACATAACCGATGTTGAAGCATCGTGAGCGGAATGTAATCCACCTACAACACCTGCACTCTTTAATACCGCATTTCCAGCACCTGCCTTAACACCGTAAGTTGATGCCTCTAAATCTTTCATTGTTTTAATATAACCCATTTTACTCAACCTCGTATTCATTAACTATGTTGTGTAATTCGCCCCAAGATAGTTCTGATACATCTACCTCAGGTAATGCAACAGTAGCAGACTTAACAATTGTTTCTTGTTGTTCAGTCAAACTCTTTCTTAATGTAGCAAATTCTTCTCTCAAAGTATTTACTTCATCCATTGCATTATACTCATTACGCTCTACTTCAGACTTTCTAACAGATTGTTCTGTAGCAAATCTTTCAGCAAATTGTGTCTTTAGAGAATCATAAGCCATCTTCTCTAATTGTTCTGCTTTGTATGCTTCATAGGCTTTCTCCACATTTTCAACAGAAAGGTCTAATGTGTTAAATTCATCATTAGACCACTCTTTACTAATAGAAGATGGTACTTTTAATGTTCCGAATTGTCCATTCTGAACATGAGGCTTTCCACTTGAAGTAGAACCTGCGCCTCCATCTTCTACAGGGCCAGATGGCCCATCAATCATTTTTTCTTCCATATCGTAATCGGCTTTTTCGGATTCTTCATCATCCATATCTGCCTTTTCTTCTTCATCTGTGTCCATAGAAGCATAATCGCCCATAGCAATTTCTTCCTCAGGTTCTTTACCTCCATAATCACCTTTATCCATTTCAGGGTCTTCACCCTCCTTTCGCAATTCATTAACTTGTTTCATCAAGTCATTCAGTTCTTCTAAGGCTTTTTCCAATTTTTCGGTCATTTCCCTATCCTCCTTTAGAATATCAAATTTTGCTTCAGGATTAATCCCCTTCTCGCAAATAGTGATTTCATGGAGTTCCAATTTATTTATTTCATTATACTCGCCAAGAGTATCATTTGTCTTTTTGACTTTTGAAAGTGCTTGTCCACCTATACTAAATGAACGCAGGTTTCCCTTTCTTATTCCTCTCGACACTTCTTTGGCCTTTTCTATATCATCTCTCAATTTAATTACAACATAGAAGCCAACATCATCAACCTTTGTTTGATGTAAATTTCCAGATTTATCTCGATATTTTTCAATAACTTCTCCAACCTGTACATTTGAATGATTAGACATTACATTTCTATATTTCTTTTCAGACATATATTTGTTTACTGCTTCTTCTAAAGCCTTTAATGTAATTAAATCATTTTGTTTATCAACAATCTCAATTGAAGCATATCCACCTATGACTAAATCATCAGATTTCAGAATATTAAACTCATATTCTGAGTCTGACTTTAACAGTAGGGGTTGCATTATTCGACACTTTCCTTGATGACTATTTATACTACACGCTAATTAGAAAATTTCATGGTTAATTTTTTATGCCTATCATTATAAATATCCCATAAACCTTCGTCTTCTTCATCATCTAACATAGTTTGTTTATAACCTGTCCATGCTAACCATTTATTCTGTTCATCAACCGGAACTACACGGAAATGTAATCTAGTTTCAAATTTATCACCTAATAATTTATATTCGTGATATCCATGTTTTTGAACACCGATTAAAATTTCTCCTTTATCAACAATATCCTCAACATTACTATTTCTTGCTATTTCTGCTGGATATTTATTTGCTTTGCCGAATAAGTTAAAAATGTCCTTTTCCTTATCTATATCAATTGTCCATATTAATTCTTTACCTTTGTAAGTAATAATTAAATCTAAATTTTCATCTTTTCTTTTATATAATTTAAAAGTTCCCTTTTTACTATCTTCTTCTTCTTTTATTAAAGAATTACTAGATGTAAATTTATTATTTGCTAATTGCATAAAATCATGTTGGTCGTTTAACCAATTCCTTAATTTTCTTTTATTATTTTCCCATAATTCTTCTGTGAGTTCCGGTATCTTATCTACGCAAAACTTAAAAATTTCATCAATATGAACACCATTCTTATCTTCGGGGTCTTCTTCTTTTAAGAATTTTCTTATTGCTATTCTTGCATCAGAAGATTTTGTTTTATGTATATCTTCTAATTCTTGTTTCAAAGAATCTAAATCAGATATTGCATTTTTATTCATTAAGTCATCGCCCTTAAATCCATAAATAGTATATCCATCATAATCTGATTTTAATAAAATTTCACTTTTTCCATGAACACCATCACTAACATAGAATTTTTTAAGTGCATTTTCTACATTATATTTAAGAGTCTTTCTACCTTCTTGTGATAATAATTCTAAAGTTATTAATTTATCTGAAGCATCTACTTCTGGTATTTCGATTACTTTAGCGGAATATAAACTAAAACCATCTTTAACTTTTCTAACTTCATCAACCTTTACTCTAACTATTGAACCTATTTCTACATTTTCTTTAGTATTAAGAGCCTTCCCAACTTTTAGATATTCTTTACCCTCTAAATCTGTAGTATTATAATTTCTACTATCTTCTGCGGAAAGAGGGCCGACACCCAAAACATAAGAGTATAAATTAGATTTAGTTTTATTTTTATTTAAAACAATCAAATCCAAATCAACAAACTTTTTCAGTTTAATCCATTTTGGATTCTTTTTAGTACCAATGTAATATGTTGATTCAAGGTCTTTAATTACTACACCTTCTGAAGTTTTAGATTCCATTATATCTTTAGAATATTTTTCTATTTCACTTAATGAATCTGCTAATCTTGTATTCTTTTTACTTGGGAATGAAACTGCATCTGATGAATGTTGTGTAAATTGATACCATAAAACATTAATTCTTTCTCTTAATGGAGTATCTAATAAAGACTTACTTTCGTGATTCATTATATCGAAGACTTTAACTTTCAATGTTGCATCTTCATATTTATCCTTAAAAAGATGAGCAATAGTATCTGCTCTATGTAAAGGTTCATCATTATCATACAGTATTAATTCTGCATCAAGAATCATATCTCCATATTTTTTCTTCTTTAATTCTTTTACTGCTTCTTTACATTTATTAGTAATGTCTTTTTGATTATATGAAAATATTTTAACTGATTCCTTATCTTTATGAATCTGTATTCTAATCCCATCATATTTTTCTTGAACTAACCATTCTCCCGTAAAACCCTTCAAGGATTCAATATCTTTTACTTCAAATATTCTATACATTGGTTTGTTAGGTACGATAAATTCAATTTCTGACTTTTCAGTATCTTCTTTAGATATATCTAAGTCTAATAGTTTATTCCAACTATCAATATCATTATCTTCTAAATATACCTTTTTAAGTAAAGATAACGCACCTTTGTATTTTGATTTTATTCTCTTTTTATCGGCAGTAGAATCATCACCATAATGTTCTATAATATATAATGGTATATCAGACGGTTTTAAATCTAAACCTTTTGCACCTTCAGTAACAGTGTCCGGTTCTATATTATGAGTTTCCCACGATTTATTTCTAATGGGGTATTCATGTGAACGTAAAGCATAATGAATAAATTTAGCATATACACTTTCATCATCTAATAATACTTCAATTACTCTATCACCTAACTGTTGTGAAAAGGGGTCATTTAATTCTTTAGATTTAAATCTAAACTCTTTAATTGTTTTAAATAATTTATTTGCATCAACAGATTCAACATTTAAAACAGAATCACTATGAATTAAATCTTCATCTACATATTTCTTAAGTTCTCTAGCAAAATCATCTAAATCATCATATTCGTTTCTTATTTTATTTATTGCTTTTTTCCAATTTTGTCCATATTTCTTTGGGTCTTCTTTTGCAGATAAATAATTATATCTTATATCTTCATAAAAATCTAAGATACGCTTCGCTAAATGCTCACCTTTATCCTTATCAAAGAGTCCAGAAGTGGGCATCTTTAACCAACTGTTTCTCTAATGCCCTCAGGATTTTTAATCTTTTCTTCTGATGGTTTTTTCTTAGGCCTTTTTAGTTTTACATCTTCACCATCTATATCTACACCTGATTCTTTCATAGGCACTTGTTCTTCATTCAGAATCTCAATTGCCTTCTTTGCGGCCTTAATTGTTAATTCTGCTAACTTTTCTTCTTTAGTTACTTTTTCTGGCATTTAAAATCCACCTTCCATTTTTGAAACCATATCATTTATTTCATTCCAATCCATCTTAGATATATTATCTGAACCCACTGATGTAGATTCTATACTAGGCTTTGGAGTATCAACGACAACAAATCCTGATTTCATTAATATGTTATCATCATTATACACTGCACTTTCAAGTTTCTTAACCTTGTCCACTAACTCTTTTAAGAGCATTAACATTTCACTTTCTTCGGTCATTCAATCACCTTCTTCTTTCGTTCAATTCTTCATTTATTCCTTGAGTTGGATTTTCCCTAACAGTTCTCTTTAATCTATCAACTGTTTTTGGTGTAAAATTAACATATTTGGGTTCGGGCATTTTGTTGTCCTTTCTAACTACAAAATAATCACATTTACCTTTTGAGTTAATTGTTATCTCATCTAAAGTACAACGCTTATTAGCATTATACATACAAGTAATAGCATCACAAACCGTTACTTTACAGTCTGCTTGCTTTTTCATTTCATCTTTCCAATTCATTCTAAATCACCTTTGTTTTTTGGATATATCATATCTCTCAATTCTCTATATAATTTTTCATAGTCTTTTCTTAATTTTGCTGACTTTGAAACTAATGATAAATTTTTATCCTTTAGTTTTTGTAATTGTTTTTTATCAGATTTTTCAACATTAATTTTATCTAACTCATCTAATAAATCTGAAAGTTTAGTAAAGTCTTGGCCCATATATTCTGATGGTTTAGAAATTTGTAATTTCTTTTTAATTCTTTTCTTTACTTTGCTATTTGTTTTCTCCATAATAGGCGAATACTCTTTTAATAATATATGTTCCCAAGTCATTCTTCTTCTCCTCCCTTAAATCTTTCACGAATGTTTGCTTCAACATCACCTTCTAATAATGTAGGTATTACCTTTAAGTCTTCTATCGCTTTTGGATTTCTATAATCTACATTTGTAATTTCTGGTATTTTTGAAATCTGTTCAAAATTAGGAATTAAGTTAGAAATAGTTTCGTAATCTTTCTCAATATCGTTAAACTCTCTTGTTCTTGTGCTTAATATTGTTTGGTATCTTGTTATAAAAGTATTTATAGTTTCAGTGTATGTTGGTGAAATATCTTGGTCAATTGATTCTTCTAATATTGGAAGGGATAGTCTAAATGCTCTTAAAGTTATTTCTATTATTTCATAGGTTCTTCTTATTTCTTTAGAAATTCTTTCAAGCATTTTACCTCTCAGTTCTTCTGCTTCTAACATTTCATCTCTATCTTCTTCTTGGTTTTGATAAGTTTCTGTAACTTTATTATCAATACCTGTTAATGTTAGCATTCTTTCGTTAGATACTTCTACTAAAGGTTCTATTAAAGCATTCCATTTTTCAATTACTTCTAATAATTTATTATCTATATTTTCTATATGCCTCATAATTATATTTTCATCTGGAACTGCATATTTATTATCTATAATATCTTTAACTAATGAAGATACACTTTTAATATATTTATCTCCACGAATTGCTCTTGCGGTACTTTTAATTTTACTAGCAGAAGGTAATTCTCTTAGATTAGTGTTTTGTCGAACTAAATCTTCAAATTCATCATATAATGAAGTTGTATCAAATTCTCCTTGTACTATTTTACCCTTAACTTCTCTAGGTTGATATAAGTAATTTCTTATTATTGGAATCAAAGTTTTTCCGCCGTCTGTTAATTTAATTAAATACTTATTTTTAAATATCTTTGCTTTTTTCGCCTTTCTAATAAGGTCAGAAGTAACAGTTTGATTTGCATCTAATTTTTCTAATATCTTTAACATTATTTTTGTTTGTTTATCTTTGGTTCTTTCCGGTTGAGGTAGTTTCTGTTTATTGGTGGGAACTATATCATTTCTAATTATATTAATAACTACAGTTTTCATTTTCTGATTAAAGTCTAATTCTTGCAAACCATCTATTAATATTGATTGATTTCCTGTTGTTTTTACAGATAACTCACCACCCATTGTTGGAACATCTTTGTATTCTCTATCAGTAATTCCTAGAGGGATATAACCATAAATTACATCTGATGCCGCTCTTAATGCTTCTTCTTTGGTATTATAATTTTGACCTCTATAAGTATATTCTTTTTGAATTTTATATTTTTGCGTTAGATAAAAATTAACTAATTGATTTTTACGTTCTAATTTTTGATTTATTTCTAATACTTTATTATCAGGTAATTTAGCAATTTCTTGTTCTATTTTCTTTACTCTTTTTTCGACTTCATTAATTTTATCTTTTTTATCTTTAGAAATTATATTATCAGGTATATCAGACCATTTTGCTTTTATAAATTCAACTTGTTTATCTTGGGCATCAAGAGTTTTATAAATTTTATCAATTTGTTTCTTTTCATTCTTAAGTTCAGTAAGTTTATTTTTACTATCTTCTAAAGTTTTTGATAATTCACTTATTTTTTCTTGGCTCGATACTTTTTCTATATCTTTACCTAATAGTTCTTCTTTATTCTTTTTAGTCATTCTTTTTTTATTTAAATCTTTTATGATATCTTCGATAATTTCTAACGACTTTTTCTCCGTATCAATATCCTGTTTTAATAAATTAACTCCCGCTTCACTTCCCTTTAATAAAATTTCATTCTGAACGCTCATAGAATTAATAAGTTTCAACGCACTATTTACAACAGACATTGGACTAAATTGTAAATTTGATTCATAAGTAGATTTTTGTTGTTCAGTTAAAAATGGTTTAACTAAATCAAAATATAATTTAGCATCATCTTTATTTTCAGACTTTGCATATTGAATAGTAAGTTCTTCTTCCATTAGGGTTTTTTCTTGAATTGAGCCTATTTCATCTACAAGATTGACTCTTTCTTTTTTAGAGGGAAAAGTTTTTCCTTTCCTCTTATTTGTTTTATAATTTTGATTTAATAAAGCATCTTCTTTATTCTTCAATGCATTATTAATTGTTTCTTTAACCAAATCTACTTGAAAATTATAACTTGTATCTCTAGAATTGTTCCGCATAAATTTATGCCTTAATACTGTACTGCTACCTATTTTGTTAGATTTTTTATCTAATTCTGCAAATAATAAATTTTTAAACGTTCCACTAGAAGGTGCTTTCTCGATGATAGTTTGCTCTTTTTTGAGCAAGTCAAAGAAATTCATATTACCACTTATTTTCAGTCATTCTTTTCTTCTTCTTAGGCAATCCTACATAATCAGGAATATCCGCCATATCCGGTATATCCTTCTTTACAGATGTTGGGTCTGGCCCTATGTAATCTAAGTTTTTATTAGAAGAAATTTTTCTTTCATTCCATTCTTTATTCTTTGCGATTTTTAACTCTCTTTGGAGTTCTCTTACTGTTTTATCTTTAGTCATATTAACCAACTCTTCTTTCAGTTCTTTTATCTACATTCTTATTACCTGCTTCTGCGGGTAAACCACTAAACCTCTTATCCGGCCCTGTGCTGGATGATGGTTTATTTCTTGTGGTAGCGGGGTTCTCTTGGGGCTTACTTGTTTCGCCACTTAACGCTTGTTCCTGTAATTGTCCTAATTGTGAAGCATCAATATTTGTACCCGCGAATGGGTCTTTATCTATGGGTTTATCAGAATCTTTATTTTGTTGTTCCATAGGTTGTTCCTTTTTATATGTGAATCTTCCTTTATCATCCATTTCTACTTCAAAGCCTAGATTTTTAATTGATGCGGCAATTTGCACTTCTATTTCTCTAAGTCTTAATTTAGCCAATTCATCTTCTTCTTCAGAAGGTGGAAGTTTAAGTCGCCAATCTGTAATTCCAAATTCTTCTGTAATAAACGGAAATACATAATTATTCCAAATAGTCTGAGCCATTTCTACTGCACGATTAGTAACAAGTATTTGCATACCTTCATTATTTAATCCACCACTAGCAGAATTATCTGCCATAAATACTTTACTAACTCCATAGAAACCACATATTCTATCTCTTAAGTCATCCTTAACTGCAATATAATCCATTTCCTTAAGGCTATCTAAGAATTTAATCCACTCAATAGAACCTTTACCATTTTCTGCTTCAATTCCCATAACAGGTATGAAGTGTGGGTCTTGTTCCATCTTTTCTTTAACACCACGCCAAAAGGATTTCATAGAATCTACGTTTCTTGTTTGAACTGCTAATAATCCTCTCGGCATTCTTGCTTTAGCATATGAAGAATTTACATAATTTTCCATTGCAAGCAATGTAGTAATATGATTCCATAAAGTTAAGACAGGAGAAAGACCGTATAATCTACTAGGTGAATATTTACTAAAGTGTAATACTTCTCCTTCTAAATAATATTGTTCTTTTCCGTTTGCTCTATTTACATAATGAATAGGATGAAGGTCATCACCGCATAATTCACAATGTCCTACAGGATTATCAGAAATTACATCTCTATGTTTAATACAAGTAAAACCTGTATTTCCCTTTTCTCCATTATCATCTGTGTAAAGATGCATTGTTACGGGGTCGCCTCTAAAGACTTCATTTATTTTATGCATTCTAATAGTTCCCGTATTATCTAAATAATATTCTTTAACTAAAATAATATATGCATCATCCATGATATTCAAATCATCTTCTAATTCTTTTAAAACATCTATAAATAGTTGCTCAGAACTATTTACATATCCCTTTAAGAATTTTTCTGCATATTTAAGTTGTTCTTTTCTTGGTTTAATTAAATCTGTACTTTTACAATCTGAACACTGAATTACGGGAGAACTATGTTCATTTCCACATTTTGCACATTTCATAGCAAAAGATTCTTCCCAAACATAACCTCTTCTAAAAATCTCATTTTTTAACTGTGTTGTACAACTCCTAACAATTACAGATTGTTGGGCTATATGATATAATACGGGCGAAGTTATCATATAACTTGTGTCTTTCTCTTGAATACCCGGATTAAATACCGTTCTATCTTTAGGTGTAGGTGTACTACGCCTAAACAAGTTAGTAATACTAAATGTTCTTCTTTCAGCCATTTTATCACTTCACTACTGTTCCAATGTTTTCTAACTCATCCATTACAGATGTTTTATTATTACCATGTAATTTTGCAACTGTTGTTGGGTCTATCCCGTATTGGCTAAAGTCGTAGTTCTTATTATCCTTGTGGTTCTCCCACTTCATTAATTTGTATATTTCCTCAACTCTTTCCTTATACCAATCTTGTTTCTTGAATCCCTTTTTTATTCTAATTAATTCTAATAATAATTCTGCATTTGATTTTTTCATTCTAAAATGAGGAAGACATTTTACTAATAGTTTTCTAACATCATCTTGTGAATAAAAATTAAGCCTATTTACAGGCCGTGTATCTTGTGGTGATTTTTGGTCTAAGTGTAATCTACCACAACCCAATGATTTATGCATTTCTAACATGAAAGCCTTACCTCTATCTCCTGTTGCTATTAAACCAACTCTAGGATTATAATTTTTATCCATTGTTATATATCCATCTGAATCAATAAATGCCGCAGTATAAGCCCAGATGTTTTTCTTAATATCATCATTTATTTTATAGTATGCACCATCAACATGAGTTATATTTTCTTCTTTGGCTAACTTGGCTATAATGTGTGTAGAAGATTTTTTGTGTAATTTATCAGGCAAACCTTCATGTAATTCTCTTGCTGATATTCCCGGATTTTCACAAACCATATCAATAATAGATTTTTTAATTTCTTGTTTTGGAGTTAATGTTACAGACTTATCTTTTAATATCTTTTTAAATTGTTTTCTTGAATTAGCCATACTCTTATATAATATAGCATAATCTTTATTAATTGATAATTCTTTTATTTCTTGTTTATCTTCCCAATATTTACATAAACAATCTACAATTGTCCTTCGTGTATCTTCGTCTTTTATTTTATTTAATTTCTCAAGGTCTTTAGGTTTACAATTCATTTCCTTAAGAACAGGCTGATATTTACTAACCCAATAAATCTTATCAATTGATTTATTTAAATAATCTGTATAACCATCAATAACATCATCAATTGCTTTAGTAAAATCTAATTTACTATCTCCCTTTAAAGTTCTTCTGTATTTTCTCATATCTTTAATTAAGTCCGGTATTCCTTTACCTTCTATTTCATATTTATTTATTTTAATATCGAGAATTTTATCTGCTTCTGTTAAGTTTATATTATTATCTTTAGCATATTTTTTGACTAATTCACTATGGCCTCTTAATGGTTGTGCCTGTAGCCATTTGATTACTCCTTCTGTTTCTTCTCTATTATCCTTTGTTTCTATCTGTTGAAGTTTGTCTTCTACTTCTTTTACTTGTGGTAATACTTCATCTAAAGTATTAAGTTTATTCTGTAGTTTACCTCTTTTTTCTTCTAGTTCTTGTGATTTAGTCATCTTGTTCACCTAACCTAAAAATTTAATCCTATCATACCCGAATAATTGTTCAATAGAGGCGTTTCTGGCGCATCAAATATCTCCATATCGTCAAGTAGCATAAAGGACTCAGAAGGCGTTTGAGTAGCCGCATTCGCTAAGGCTAAGGCCATCACTAAATCATCGTGTGCGCCTACGCCTTCAAACTTTCCTGTGTCGGTAATGGAAAACATAGATAATTCTTCAATTAACATTCCGCTCATCCTTTTACTATTATTATCTCCATACGGCAAATGTATTTTTTTGTTTTCAAAGTTCATTTGTAGATTTAATATTATTTCTTGCTTTTTACGTCTTGTCGTATTAAAGTCCTTAATATTCATATCTGTAACACTTCTTAATTCTTGAGTAAATGCTTTAGCAAAAGTATTAGTTTCATATAATACTGCTTCCGGTTGAAATATTTTACCAATAAGTCTTAACTTTTCTATATTTTCTCTAAACTGAACATTCTTTGCTCTATCTACATGAACAATAGATTTATTTTTTTCGTCATCAACTTCTAAAACCATAATTACATTATAATCTCCATCAGTAGAAATAGCGGGGTCTACTCCAACATAGTATTTATACCCTTTATCTTTTCTATTACCTAACCTAAGAATTAAATCTTTATGTTTAGAATTTTCTAAATGTTCAGGAGAAAACAAAGATGTTCCTGTGGATATTGGAATACACAAATATTCTCTTGTAAATTTTAATGAACCAATTTCTGCTTTTCTTTGCATTAGTGCATCATAATCCCAACGGTCGGGCCATAGTGGTTCATTTAATGAATTTAAACATGGATATTTTCTAACAGTATATGCTGGATTTTCTTCTAATTGTGAAAATATATCTGTGTAAGTAAATGGTGTTCCAATCATTCTTAAATTAGCAGTATGGTGTAGAGTTGGTATCATATCTCCAAAGAACCAATCTGTTACTCTATTAATTCCCGCTAAACTAAATTCTTTTAGAGGGTCGTCAATAATAATTTCTTGAGGGTGTAAACCACGAATCTGAGAACCGACAGACCTTTCAAGAATTGAATTACCATTTGTTAATGTAATATTACCAATCGCCCAACCTCTTGTTGGTTTATATTTTTTAAGTGCTGGTAAATTAAAATACCTATCTATTTCTCTCATGTGAACTAATGTCTGTTTTTGGTTAGAAGAAATGTAAAGCATTTGATAAGGTGGTTCTTGAAATATTAAATTCCAAACTACCCAACTATGCATAAATACTGATTTGCCGTGGTCACGACTACAAACAATTACAGTTCTATCTGTACGTTGCATTGTTTCTAACCATTCTTGCATATAATCTGGGTACATCATACCTAAAACATTTTGAAAGAAATAAGGGAAAGATGTTTTAGAAAGTTCCATGTCCATAGAAGACATAAAATCTAATTCTTCTATTTCAGACATTTTTGTACATCTCCTTAGTTTTACTATCAAACGCTCTTTCTTCATTTGGGTCGTTAATATCATAATTAAAATTCATCATAACAAAACCATGAGCGTCTTCAACTGAATCATTAATTGCATCTAAAACTTCTTCATCATCATCTAAATCAGTAGTGCTTGGAATGTAATAGACTCCAGCATCAGGTAAAGGCATTCTAGATTTATCTCTTTCACTAGCATCCCATTTAATATCATATACATATATTTCATATGTGGATTTTTTAATAATACTCCAAGCCTTTTTCATTGCATAATCTTCTAAAGTATTAGGAATATAAATAGCATAAGTTCTATTTTTTGATTTTAATTTTTCAAAATGCTTTTCTGGCAACAAAGGGTGTTTTTCATCATTACTACTTTTTACTTCAAAACCTAAACTACGATATTTTGATAGTCTATTTTTTGTATCATTTGATAAATCATACACAATTGGTAATTGTCTAGTGGTTGCAAGTTCTTTAACAAAAGGCATTCTGTATTCGTCTAATTTAGTGTTAAAACCCCTTTTTGTATAATTAGCATCATCACCATATTTTTCTGTATGGCTTGCATAACCTCCAACAGTATATTCACCTGCATCCCCAATAACATCATCTAATACTACTATTCCAACTTTAGAAACAACATATCCAAATTCATCAACGATTACCCAAATATAATTTTCATTACCAAAAAAAGTAAATGGTGATTCTGGTCTATTTCTAGGTAATCTATTAGCATTAGGCCATCTATTTGCTAATCTAATAAACTCAGGTTCAGAAAGAGGGCCAACAACAGTAAAGATTTCACCATTGTTTTCAAAAGTATCTCCTGCAGGAACAGGATAAACTTTCTCTCTAATTCCTCTCATTCTATTTCCTCATGTTTCTTGCTTGTTGGCAACAATATCTAATTTTTTGTGTTGATTCTAATTCCCAAAATGCATCTGTTTCTAAATTAAATCTTTTTTCTACATGAGCACATAATTCTCTTCTGCTCATGTTTCTAAAATCTTCATCTATTTCTAAATCTAAAATTGGGCTTGTTTGATGTGTTAATTGTGTATCTAATAAAACATATACTCTTCCCATAAAAGAAATTAATTTTCTAATTATAAATTGTTTCATATTATTCTACTCCCCTCAATACTCGCTTCCAATCTGCCGACTTCCATTCATCCCTTAAATATTGTTGCCAATCTTCCATATTATCAGGATTAAATCCTGCTTCAAAATCTTCCATTTCTTTTTCTTCTCTTCTAATTTTTTTATCTGCTTCTTCATCTGGCCCTTCTTTAATACCACCTAAATTAAATGCTTGTTCCTTTGCTAAATGAGTTAATGCCGCAAATACACAATGACCTAAATAATTTTTAAGTTCTTTAGTTTCTGCAAGTTTATTTACAAATTCTCTAACTTCATCACCTTCAGACCAACCCAATTCACCCATTTTATCTTTTAAGTTTTCAATTACTTCAGTTTTAAATTCTTGTATCATGCTTTGCATAGTACCCGTACTTTCTAAGAAATCTAATAATTCTTGACTTAAATCTGTTTCATTGGGGTCATATGGTGGAATATCTACCATTTCATCTTCTAATTCATCACCAATTTCTTTTGCTTCTTGTAATGAAAATACTATAGGACTTGATAAAATTGGTTCTATTGAATTACTAATATCTTTATCAGACATTTCCCTATCCATTTCAGTTACTTTATTTTTTATTTGTTCTATTGATTCACTTACTAACAATCTAGAAGATTCAAATAATCCTTTTCCTGCTTCCATATTTTGTAATATTTTTTCATATTTTGTTCCGACAATTATATCTCTTAAATCCATTTTATCACTTCCAATTTTTTGGGTCTAGTTTATCTAATATTATTTCAATTATATCACTATAAAAATTAGACATTTCTAGCGTATCATTTTCATATGAATACCTTTGCGTAATGAATATTGTTCCACTTGAAGATAATATATAAAATCTACGTTGATTACTACCTGCTTTTTTAATGTATGCAAAAATACCCCTTCTGACTTCAAGCCAATCATCTTCATTTGGCGGATTGATAGATTGGTCATCAAACTTTACATACATTTCATAACCATCCATTTCTTCATTATGAATGCTGCCAAATCCAATATCACCACCAGCGTAAATATTATCTATTAAATCTAGAAATCTACAGGCTACTTTTTCTGGTAATTCCGAAAATGCATCTTTTTCAAGGTGAACAGTATAATAACCAAATAAAGTTGCCCCTTTAAATCTATTATTATGTTTACTAATTACTGCCTTATCATTATAATAATCTTCTTCAACAGTTGTTAAACCATGCTTATTATAAATATTTGTTATTTCAGTATCGTTGTGTATATTATAATTATCCTTTTGTGTTTTAAAATGATTATAATACTCCTCTAGTTTCTTTTTACAGGGTTCGTCATCTTCTATATCTTTAACATCTTTGATTCTTAACTGAGTCTTAGGCTTAGTAAGTAATTTATTTTTAAGAATAGAAAACCACATTTAATTACCTCCAATTTTTGGGGTCTGCCTTCTTATTAAAAATATCTTTCATTTTACGAATAAATAGTAGGCTTGCCTTTAAATTGGTTTTTCTTTTATCATTATATATTTTTTCGAATTTGGTAACTCTAACACTTGTATACAACTGAATATCAAAAACATATCCTTCATCACCAAAAACCTCAATATCAAACTGAATCCTTTTCGGACTACTATTATAATAAACTCCAATTTCATAAGAACCCACCTTTGTATATACTTCTGATTCTGTCTGACTATCTACCATATCTAATACTTCACAGGCTACCCGTTCTGGTAAATCTTCCCATAAATCTGGTCTAAAATCAGTATGATAATGAATAATAAGGTTTGAAAGAATAAAATCATTATTTTCTAACATTATTCGTTTTATATAACTATTAGGGGAGTCTGAATAAAAATGATGGTATAAATCAGTATAGTCTGCTTCTTTCTTTAAAGGTTTTAACTTATATTCTTCTATAACATTGTTTACTTCGGGGTCTTTCATAATTTCATAATTTTTTTTCTGTTTTTGGAAAAAGTCAATATACTCCTTTAATCTTTTTTTACAAGGTTCATCATCTTCTACTGCTTTATTATCTTGAACTCTTAGTTGAGTCTTAGGCTTAATTAAAAGTTTATTTTTAATTATTGAAAACCACATTCTATCACTTCCAATTCCTAAAGTTTAATTTTCTATTTAATACTGAATGTAAAACGCGTGAATAAAAACCCGGCGCATTTTCCGAATCTGTATTATTAACTATTGAATGAACTATAGAAACCCCAAATGATATTACTTCTAAACCAAAGTTAGTAATTCCCCTGCCTTTAGAATATATACTTACCATAAAGTGTCCACCTAAATTTCCCTCTTGAAAACGAAGGGGTAACTTTTCTATTGATATAACTACTTTATAACCATCAATAATTGGACTTGCAAAGTAGTGTTCTTTTTCTATGTTTTCTTCTAATTTATCTAAAATCTTACAGACGGTTTTTTCTGGTAATTTTTCAAATGCTTCTTTATTAAATTTTATGGGAGAAAAGATAACTAAATGAGCCGATGAAAAGTCAATACTTTGGTCGCCAACAGATTCGCTATATTTTGTGGCTTTAACCCCTGTATGGGGTGTGGCCATTATAGGCCTATATTCGATTTTAAAATCCCATCCTTCATAAGATTCTTTTAGTTCCTCATCATTAGTTATGTCGTAATTATTTTTTTGTCTTTCGACATAATCATAATATTCTTTTAATTTTTCTTTACACGGTTCGTTATCATCTATCTCTTTATTATCTTGAACTCTTAATTGTGTTTTAGGCTTTACTAATAACCTATTTTTAACAATTGAAAACCAAGTCATTTTTTCTCCTCAAATAACTTTTCGTATTCTTCCAGCATCATTTCCCAATAATCGCACATTTCAAATCAACGGTCTATACATTGCTTTAATGTGATAAACCATATCTTCGGTAACTCCATATTTTTTAGCAATAGATGAGAAACTATCTAATTCTTCTGTAATCCCTGTTATATCAGTAGCATTAATATCTTTATCATATTCTGATTTCATAATATCAATTGTTTTATTTATTGAATCATAAGAGTCTATTTTACTGTTACTATAATATATTGGTTTGTGCATCATTTTTCTTATTTCATCATGTGCATCTAATATTTTATTTTTATATTCCGACAGTTCTATTTTTTCTCTATACTCTCTATGTAATTCTTGAAATTTTTTGTAGTCATCTTTTAAGTAAGCGTTTTTATTAAATTGATACCTAAACGCAAATAAATATGTAATTAATTTATTATAACTTGTTCCTCTTGAATCTTTTTCTGCTAAGTCTAATATTTTATCTCCATCTAAAGTTTCATCTTGAATTGTTATATCAGTATTTCTTTCTGCAACTCTTTTAATTTCTTTAGCAAAGAAAATTTTATCTTCTTCAATAGAATCTGGGAAAAAGTCATCTAATATATCTAATAATTCTTCCGTAATATCAATTAAATTACGCAAAGTTATGTCTTGTGCATCAATTCTTGTTTCTCTATATTCATTAATTGTTTGTAGTTGGCTAGCAGTAATTAAAGACATATTTCTTTCAATATACATCTCCATTAGTTCTCTAGTAACTTTATCCGTTCCATGAATAGAAAACACCTTTAATTTTTCTTCTGTTAAAAATCTAGGCTTTTTTCTAAAAGTCATAACACCTTTACTCACAGGTTCTAAATAATATTTTTCAGCAGTTGCAAATAGTTCCGTAAAAGATTCAATAAATTGTCCTATTTCTCTTCTTTCTCCTTTAGAACCTATTGATAGTGCAGTATATTGAGTAGCGAATGGTTTTTGTTTATCAGTTAATTGTGTTGCGTCTGCTCCACCCGCAGTTTGTGAAGGGTCTGTTTTAATACCAATAGAAGTTTTAGTATCTCCTTCTAAAATATTATCAATCACATCAATTAATTCATAATGAAATTCTTCAATAACAGGAAAATCTACTTTTGTTCTTTGTGTTTCATTTATTAAATTAGACGTTCTTTCAGTTAAAGGAATAAAATATTTGGTTCTTCTAAAATCAGATACTTGTTCTCTTATTTCTCCATGTTCTTCTATGATTTCTTCTAATATATTCAAATCGGTACTATCTATTCTAGAAAATCTTTCTTTTAATTTATTAAACTCTTCTCGTAGTTCATTCCACGTTTCTCTTGATTGTCTATTTGTGATAACATTTCCTTTATTTGCTAAAACATATAACGGGTCTAAACTTTCTATTCTCTTTAAATCTTCTGAATTAACCCTCTCTAAAAACTCATCAGTTTGACTTTCTGTTCTTTCATAATACATTGAATCATCATCATAAACTTCAAGAACATCATCTTCAATTGCACCAAAAACATCTTGCATAGCAGTAACAAAAGTATCATAGGCTTTATTCTTAGTATCAAAAGTTTTAACATTAATGTTTCCTACAGGAACTACCCAATTCATACCATCCATTTTTTCATACAAATTTAATAATCTTTCTAGTTCTTTATCCAAATCTGTAAATCTTTGAGTTAATTCATATTTTCCTTCTGACGTTTCTTTAAATGCAGTATCTTTTCTTGAAATATCTTCTTCAACGGCTTCCCAATTTTTAAGAACATCTTTAATATTTTCTTTTAATACATCAAATAATTTATGATGTTCTTGATAGTAATTATATAAGGCACGTCTATCACTATTCAATTTAGGATTATATAAACCTACTATATCACCTTCATTAAAAGGGATTCCTATTCTATCTTCTTCACTAAGATTTAACTTAGTTAATATAGAAGTTAATCCTGAATCAAGGTCAGGGCGATTATTTTTTATAGTTTCTATTATATTATTAAAAACATCCTTTTGGTTATAAACACTTTCTGATATTTCTATCTTATCAATGTTCAGTTTATTTTTTAACGTGCTTATTTTTAATTTGCTATCATCATATAATATTAATTCTAATTGTTTTAGAACTTCTGAATCAGACATTTGCTGACCAAGTTTTCCCTTTAATGTCGTTAAGTATGCATTAATATATTCTTCTGAAAATCCTCTATTTTCTAATATACTTTTTATTCTATTAGCAATATTTCTATCTTCTTTAAAACTTGTTAGATGTAAGGATAGAATATGAGATTCGTCAAATTCAAGTTCATTAATGTCTTGTTTAAATTCTTCATATTGTTTTGTATCATAACCTTTATTTCTTCTAAAGGCATTTCTATTACGAATATAGTCTTTAACATCTTCTGCATTTACCATATTTATCCCTCCACAATCAATTGATTCTTTCTAAGGTTTTGAATAATATTTACACCCCTTCCAGAAGTAATTAGTTTTTGATAATCTACAGGGTTATCTAAAATATCTTGAATTTTATTTGCAATCGGTTCTTTCATTGAATCCATAATTGCTACATAATTTTCTTTTGCATAGTTAATTATATTTTGTAAATTTTCTTTTTCTTCATCAGAAAACTCACCATCATCATTTAATGGTGTTCTCCAATAAGAAATTAATTGTCTTTTAAATCCGGTTTTTGCATAAAGCATATCAATATAATACAAATAGTAAAATATATTTGCTAAATTAATTTCATTATATTCAGGAACATAATTTGTTTTTAATTTCTTAAGTTCTAATAATTCATCTATTTCTTCTTGTTCTGAAATTTCTATTTTAACTTCTTCTTCTTTCATTCTTAAATTTCTGAATAGATTAACAAACTCAGTTTGGTCTGCAGTATTAACTCCTTTAATTGGTTTAAATTTTAATTTACCTCTTGCATCAACAAAAATATTATCAATATCTACCTTTTCTAATATTGGTATTATTTTATCTCTTATAGTTTCACCATCAATTTCTTTTTGGTAAAATTCTTCTAAAGCACTTTGTATTGTTTCTTCTGGTTCTACTTCATTTTCATCAAAACCTTCTGATATAAAACCTGAAATTAATTCTTTTTCTTCTTCAGTAAATGTAGGTATTGGTGTAGAATAATAATCTATTAATTTTCGTATTTGTTTAGAATATTCTTTTTGGGCCGAATTAATAAATCTACTATAATCTGTAGAATCATTGTATTCGTCTATTAAGTCTTGAAGTTCATCATCATCAATTACGTCTGGTTTTTCTATTTGGCCTTCCATTAACATTCTCAAACTAACAGGCAAAAATCTAACCTTTTGTTGTTCTTGTCCAATCTGTAAAATGGTAGATATATCTAATCTACTACTTCCTAATAATGCTCTTAATGTTGGATGAAGCATTGATGTTCCTCTAACAGTCAATAATTTATCTCTCGCTACAGTAGTGGCAGTTCCACTTTTAATTGTAGGAATGGGAACAAACTTATTTGATTTTTTATATTGGTCACCAGCAATAATAGTAAGATATCGAGTAACATCTAAATTATTATTAATGTTTGGTTTATACTTTTGAATGTCTTTGGGTAGTCTATCAATTGTACTATCTTCAATATCTAAATTATATAATTTTAACAAATAAGATTTGATTGCCTTTCCTTCTTTGCTAGTTTCTAAATAAAATATTGGAGGTATGTTATCTAAATCTTCTTTATCTCGATTTGTTATCATACCTGCTAAATATGAATCAATATTTTTAAAGGACTCATATTCCATTGCTTCAGGATATACTATCTTTTCTCCTTCGACTTTTAATTCTTTAGAAGAAAGATAAGAATTTAATTTTTCACGTTGCTCATCTGTGATTTCTTTTGTTATTGTTCTTGAATAGTCTGTTAAATTTACACCAAATAATTTTTTATTTGTTATAAATTTAGAAATGATTTCGTCTTTTTTGTTAAGTAGTGCGTTCTTTTTTTCTTGTCTTGTATTGCTAGACCATTTCCTCTCTTCTCCAACATAATTAATCAATGCTTCTTCATCTGATTCATTAACTATTTTTTCTAATATGTTAGTTACAGATAAATCTTTTCTTGACCTTTTTTCCTTTTCTTTTTCAATTAAAAATTCATAAAGTTTAGCACCCGCTTGAACCATCTCATTAGTTTTTGCTTTAAGTTCTGGAGAAATATTACCTTCTGATATATCCTTTGCTTTATTACGCATAGCAACAATGTTTGTTGTGTCTTTTTCGTAATGGTCTATGATATTATCTACTGCGCCCGAAAATAAATTCAATTCTAAGTTATCCACTATGCTAAGTGGCGACTTAGATTTTAATGCTTCAAACCACATCTGAATCCCTTTGTAATTTATTCCACCAAGTTTGTGAAGATTTATCTCTACCATCTTTAAGTAGTTTAATTAAATTACCTAATCTTTCTTTTTTCTGTGGGTCTATTAACGAAGGAAGTGTATGTAATGCTACAGACATTGAATTTGTTTCTTCTTGTGATTCTAAAAGTCTATCAGCCAAAGGAACTAAAGTAAGTTTATTTGCTTCCCTTTCTGGCGGATTTCTTTCTAAATCTGATACCATTTCATCAAAGCCCATATCTCTTAGGTCTTCAATGATATTTATATAGTCCATCGAATAATCTCTCATCTTAACAATTTTACTCATTCATCCATCTCCTTAAACAATTCGTCTAAAAACTTCATCATCATTTTACAAGTTGATTCTGGTCTTGTATTCATATTATCACTTCTCAATTCTGTACTCCAATACCAAGCATATCCTATACTCATTATTATTTCTCCTACCTATTGTCTTGTTCCCATCCTGACTCTTGATTTTGTAAGAAAGGTTCTCTTATATCTTCTATAAATTCTAACATTGCATCCAAATTAACAAAATCCTCAAAGTATTCTTGTAAATCATTCTCATTGATGGCATTCTGTATTTCCTGAACTTGATTATGCAAATGCTCTAGTTTCTCATACATATTCAAATCTGTATTTACAGACTTTACGATGTTTTTCCAAGTCATTGTAATTTCTCCTCCATTTTACTTCTAACATCTAACCAAACTTCTGGATGATTTTGTGCTAATACCTCTTGAACAATTTGCATTTGTGCAACAATAATTGTATCTTGTCTTTTATGAACAAGTTTTCCTTTGAACTCCATTAAATATCTAAGACTCTCTCTAACTTCTTTTGCTAATTTTGTTAAACTATCTATGTATTTTGGATTCATTTCATCTTGGTCGAATAATTCGTCTATTTTAATTTCAAGCCTTGAGATATTTTTCGATAGGGTTTCTATTTCGTCTATTTCTTTTTTGGCTATTAGGGTTGCGGCAGACTTCTGAACTAAGGGCTGAAGATGTTTAGTCATGTGCCTCTTTACTTGTGATTCCGAACATTCAAGCATACCTGCAACCGCATTAGGAGTTATCTTTCCTGTTGATAAATTTTCTTCTAACATAGTTCTTATTTCAGATGTACAAATTTTACATTGAGGATTAGATGAATCATAATAATCTCCCATATGATTTCTTAAATGTTTAGCAGTAGTTCCACTTGACCAGCCCTTTTGTTTATCTAACATATCAGGAGATATTTCTAAAGTTTCTAATTGAGATTCTAAAGTATCTCTTTCATCATCCATACAAAGTTTACATCTTCTTCTAGTTACCATTTAATTCACCTTTAATATTTCATTCCAAGATTTCTTAAATCCTTTCTTGTCTGTTTTCTTTGTAGTTTTCTTTGGAGTTTCTTGTGTAAATTCGGTTAAGTAAATTGGCCCTTTAGCCGACCTTCTCCTACATTTACCTGTTTCCATTGCTAAGTTCTTAACCATAGTTCTAGTTATGTTTAATGTATATCCTTTAACATCACCTAATGGTGCTTCTTCATCTAATGATTCTTCATCTAAGCCAAATAATCTTTCTACTGCTTTTCCTTCAATACTTTTAGGTTGAACTATAAAACTAAATTTATTTTGTAATAACCTTTGAACATAATCATCTCTAAAGTTTCCTGTTTTTTGATTTACAAATTCTGCATTTTTAGGATTAGATACTGCGTCATTAAAGAAGTCTTTTACTTGCGGTAAACTGTTCATTATATCATTAGCAAGACCGCCTCTTGGAATACCCCTTAAAGTAACTTCAACAGATAACTCTCCATCATCTAATTTCTTTTTAGTTGATTTTAAAATCACAACTAATCCTTTCTTTATATCATCTCCTGTTTCATCATCACCAGAATAAAATGCTTGCCAAAGTGGTGGTTTTGCTTGATTTTTTTCTGTACTATAATAGGTCTTATTAGGAGATATTGTTTCTCTATATTTATCATTATCTTTAACTCTTGCTTTTAAGTTTCTATATTCAACATAATCTTCTGTACGATAATGTCCATAAACTGTTGTTACATCTTCTTCTTCATCATATACTGCAGTATCGGGGTCTACTGCATCCATATCAGGAACATTAAAAACAATATTTCTAGGATTTGCTCCAGATTTTTCCATCTGTTCTAATCTTTCTAATATGTCTGTTAGTTCCATATCTACTTCAGCATCAACTATTTCTGAAGTATTTGGGTCTAATTGTTTATCTAAGAAATTAATAATATCTTTTCCATTTTCCATTGGTTTAAATGTTAATGAAGATTCTGGCCTTTGCATTTCTGGAACGCCATGATTTTTAACGGCTTGTAATAAATTACCAATATTCTTAACTCCCATTTCAGGCCCGGTCATACTTTTACAATCTTCTTTCCATTTTTTATAGTCTTTAGTAACATCAGAAAAATCTAATGTTTGAGTAATAGTATGGCCGTTAATCTTCCCTACTCTTTGGTTTTTTCTTGTGTCTTTTTTTACCATTCTTTTTACCTCCATATTTAATATTGAATAACGCTGATTGATTTCCTGTTCCGTGTCCACCAAATGCTACAGGGCCACCCTCTTTAATAATATCCCACCAAGTTATTTTCAACCCCTCCTTCTTTTGTAATTTTTACACGCAGAACAAGTTGGCCTACATCTTTGTTTAGTTCCTTTAGAAGCATCTTTTCTTCCACATGGTTTTGTGCCTTTTTTATCGTCTTCACAAGATTGGCATGAAACCCAACCTTTTCCTTTATTTCTTTTATACCAACCATGTAATCCTTGTTTTTCTTCTAAATCAAATTGTCCTTTCTTTACAGAATTTCCCCAATTCTTTGCCCCTACCTTTCTACATTGAACTAATGCGCCAGAAGCATAAGCAGAAGGCCACTTTTTATATCTTGATTTTACTTTATGGTAACAAGCATCTTTCTTTTTCTTGACTTCTTCAAACCACATCTTATTCACCCCATTTTTTCATAGCGGTCTTTTTCGTAAGACCTTGAATATTCTCTATAATTATTTTTATTTAAAAATGCTCTAATAATTCTATCAAATTTAACATCTCCTTTTTTATCAAAATTTTTCAGATATCTTCTTGTGCTTCTTTCTGGTAAATCTTTTCCTTTATGTTTAACCATTCTTTGATAAAGGTCATCCTTTACTTCTTCTTTAATTTCTTGAATATTATAATCATCTCCTATTTTTATAGTATTATGCCATTCTTCTAAAGATTCTCTTAATATTGGGCCAACCTGTAAAGTAGTCCATCTATTTGGATTTCTTTTCTTTTGAACACTATCAAACCAAGTCATTGTTCAGCCTCCTTTTCTGCTTCAGGTGTAGGATATGTAGGTAAATTAAGATTTCTCAGTAGTCTATGTTGCATTTTACTATGCCAACGAGATAATTCAAGGTTTGATTTTAGATTTCTTTGTCGCATCCTATTATGATATTTTTCTTTTTCTTCATTTGTAAAATTAACATACTCGCTAACATCTGGATGAAGGTATTTATCATAAAATTTCACTTTGCTTAATTCATCTCCTTCAAATGGTGGAGTATAATTTGAGTAACTTCTCATTCTACTATATGTTGTACTAGCCCATTTAACTTTTGGATGTTCATTTCCATATTCTTCCCTTAAATGATTAGCCAACCTTTTCCAATATCGTTTTTTGTCTTCTCTTGTATAATTATCATACATTTCTTTAGTAGTATGGGGTATTTTCTCAACTGCATCATATTGTGGTTTAATCATGTGTCTATTTTGTTCTTCTTCTAAAGAAAAATAATTTTCTTTATTTCTTTTGTGTTGTAGTCTTTGTTCTTGTCTAGAATGAAATCTTTGTAATTCTCTAAGCCCTCTAATTTGGTCATCTGTTGCAGGTGGGGCTTGACCTGCTTTTCTTGGTGTAACTGCTTGTTTAATTTGTCTAGAATAAAAAGTATGCCTTTGGGCATGATAACGCCGTTTATTTTTATCATCCATTCTATAGTATTCAGACCTCGTTAAATCTTTCCACTTACCACCAAAAGGATTTGGCATTTTTAGAACATTAAACCAATCCATTTATCCACCTCTTTTTAATTTTTCTTCCAAAGCGATTATTTGCTTTTGATATTCTAATGCTAACTCTTTCATTTTAGTTAATCTTTTATCGTTTTCTTCTGAACCCATCGGGCCAGCAAATTCTTCAAAATCTTGAATAGCCTGTAAATTGTTTTCTTCAATAATTACTTTCTTTACTATTCGGTTAAGTTCTTTAGATAATTGATTAAGTTTGCTTAATGTATCTTTAAATTTAGACATTTCTTCAGGAGCATATTCTTCCGCTAACTCTCTTTCTAAGTTAGACACTTTAATTATATCCTCCCAACTCATTCTTCCTCACCTAATTTAGTTTGTCTAGTTCCTTTAGTATTATCTGCTGGTTTTGTTTTTGCTTGATTTTCTTTAAACCATTTATCAGCAGTAATTTTACTCTCGGTAGCACCTTCGGTTAATTCTTTTGGTAACTTTTTTTGGCCCTTAATTGTATTAAACCAATTCATCTTAATCCCTCTTTGTGATGTGATAATGGTCGCCACATCTATACACTCTTAAAGTTCTATTTCCTGTTTTTTCCATAATTTCTCTTGCTCTTCTAAGTGCATGACCATGATTCTGATATTTCTTTTTGTTGGGAGTTGGACAGATTTTTAATGCTTCCCTTCTTTTTTTACTTTTATTGTGCTTTCTACTTACATTGCCTTTTTTATATCGTTTACCTTTAACTATACCAAACCAATTCATTGTAAATCCTCTTGTTTGTTTCTCATATTTTCTAATTCTTTAATGGCCTCTCCCATATCAATAATAGAGGTTGCTAAATTTTGCATTTCTATTGACTTTTCAGATTCAAATTCTTTATATGTTTGTTGAGCCATAAGATTAATTGTTTTCATTTCTTTTATGAAATCATCAATTTCTTTAAAATCATTTTTAATAATATGTTCCCAATTCATTCTTCAAATTCCACCTGCATATCAACTAAATATTTTCTTGGTATTCCGCCTTCTCTAACATAAGAAGGAACTCCTAACATTCCATCATCATGTTCAATTGCAGGTGGTAGTGTTGTTCCCATAACTCCAACAACCCCGCAATCTTTTAACTTTGTTTTAGTTTGTTTTGCTCTTCTTTGAATAAACTCAATAACAGCATTTAAATCTTTAGCAGTATATGTTATTTTATCTGCTTCTCTTAATTTAACAGGAACATATCTTTTACTTCTTGACTGTGGCGAACTACCATTAATACCAAACTTTAGAACTCTATTTAAATCTAAAGTTCCATGATATTCAGTAACAGGGCCAAGACTTTCTTTTAATATGTCCTTCCAACTCATATTACTCATCTCTTAAAGAATCCTCATAATCGTTTAATCCTGTTCTATATGCTACAGGGTCTAATTCCCTAATTATTCTAGATGGAGAAAAGGTAAGATTACCTAATTTAACTTCTCCATAAATTTCATCTAACAGTTCATCATATTGTTCTTTTAAGTCGTCATCCGACATTTCTTTTATTACTTTTTTCCAACTCATTTCATATTCCACCTAGTCATTTTATATATTTTCTTTAGAAGTCGTACTACTTCAGTATCATCAATATGCTCCACATCTGGTTCTAAGCCTTCTTCAATATCCTCAAGAGCGAATTTTGTTTTATAAAAATTGTTCTTATACTCTTCCATTAATAATTCAATTTCTCCGGCTCTCTTTTGCCTATCTATTTCTTTTTTTACTTCATTTTCCCAACTCATTTAATCACCTCATTGATTTACTACCGCGACACTTCCATTTCTTTCTACTTAATCTATTTGGGCTATTTGGGTCTTTTCTCCAATTGCCTTTAATTTTATTTGACCTTGCACAATAAGCATCTCCTTTTTTACTTCCGGGTCTTATTCTATCTTTACCGTCTTTTGCTTTACCAGCCTGTCCAAAAGAAACAGTCCTATTACCAACCTTTTTAGAAAACCTTTTTCCTTTAGCGGGTTTCTTTAATATATCTTCCCAACTCATTTTAATCATACTTCCTTCTTAACATCGGGTTTCTAAACAAAGTAACAACCTTCCATTTATTT